ACCACGCACAGATTGTGTGGCAGTTATTTCTCCACCTTATTCTGCTGTTGTTAATCAAGCCGGTTCAGAAACAACAAACATTCAAACATGGTTGACAACTCTGGCTCGTTCTTCTTCATACGTTATTGCTGACTCTGGTTGGAAATATCAATATGACAAGTACAACAACACATATCGTTGGATTCCATTGAATGGTGACGTTGCTGGTCTATGTGTATACACAGATACAGTTAAAGATCCATGGTTCTCACCAGCTGGTTTCAACCGTGGCGCTATCAAGAATGCTGTTAAATTGGCATGGAATCCATCTAAAACATATCGTGACGTATTGTATGCTGCTGGTGTAAATCCAGTCGTGTCTTTCCCTGGTCAAGGTATCGTTTTGTTTGGCGATAAGACATTACAATCTAAACCATCTGCTTTCGACCGTATCAATGTACGCAGATTGTTCATTACACTTGAGAAGACTATCGGTACTGCCGCTAAGTATTCATTGTTTGAATTGAACGATGAGTTTACTCGTGCTCAGTTTGTTAACTTGGTAACTCCATTCTTGAGAGATGTTCAAGGACGCCGTGGTATTACAGACTTTAAAGTGGTTTGTGACACAACAAACAATACTCCACAAGTTATTGATACCAACGGATTTGTTGGCGATATCTACATTAAGCCTGCTCGTTCTATTAACTTCATTCAATTGAACTTTGTTGCTGTTGGAACTGGTGTTGACTTTACTACAATCGTTAACGCAGCTTAATAAATAGCTAATAATAGGAGAATAAAATGGCATTTAATGTACAAGAGTTTAGAGCCGCACTGACAGGGGACGGTGCCCGTCCCAATCTGTTCTCGGTTACGCTGGGTTTTCCAGTTAACGTATTGAATGGAACTGCATCTGCTCAAAAAACCACATTCATGGCAAAAGCAGCACAGTTGCCAGGTTCATCCGTGAATTCAATTACTGTTCCTTATTGGGGTCGTGAATTGAAATTTGTTGGTAACAGAACATTTACTGACTGGACATTAACAATTATTAACGATGAAGACTTTACTATTCGTAACAGTTTTGAAAACTGGATGAATAAATTGAACAGTCACGCTGGTAACGTTAGAGATGCAACAGCAGTTAACGCTAAAGGTTATTCTGTTGATGCTACAGTTACACAATACGGCAAAGCTGGTGATGCAATTAAGACATATAATTTTGTTGGTTTATTTCCAGTAGACTTGGCCGCAATTGATTTAAATTGGGGTTCAAACGATGAGATTGAAGAATATGCGGTAACATTCGCATTTCAATACTGGGAAGCAAGCACAACTTCCTAATTTATTATTTTATGTAGAGGAGCTTTGGCTCCTCTTTTATGGTTACTTGAACTGGATTTTTAAAAAATATGGCAGCTATTAATAAGTTTTCTCTTTTCGGTTTTTCTATCTCTCGTGATAAAAACGAGGCAGAACAGGCCGTACAACAATCGTTTTCGCCTCCAACGAATGACGATGGTGCTCTGACGATAACTTCGGCAGCCTATTATGGTACATATGTTGACTTAGATGGTACAGCAAAGAATGAGGTTGAATTAATCTCCCGTTATCGTGAGATGGCAATGCAACCAGAAATCGAATCGGCAATTGATGATATCGTTAACGAAGCCATTTGTCAAGATGACGATGGTAAAATTATTGATATCGTATTGGATAATCTAAATGAATCTGAAAAGATTAAGAAAGCCATTCGAGCAGAGTTTCAAACCATTCTAAAGTTGTTGAACTATAACAACATGGCACAAGATATCTTCCGTAGATACTATATTGACGGCAAGATGTACTACCATATCATTATTGATAAAGAAAATCCAACTCAAGGTATCAAAGAACTTAGATACATTGATCCACGCAAACTCCGTAAGGTTCGTGAGATTAAAAAGAAAAAAGATGAACGCACAGGCGTTGATGTTATGGATGTGATTAATGAATACTATATTTACAATGATAAAGTCACTACTGGTGCTTCTAGCAATTTTGGTCCTGTTGGTGTTCGTATCACTACTGATTCCATTATTTCAGTTGTTTCCGGGCTTATGGATTCTCGCAGAGCAGTGGTCTTATCGTATTTACACAAAGCTATAAAGCCATTGAATCAATTGCGTATGATTGAAGATGCGACAGTTATCTATCGTATCTCAAGAGCACCAGAACGTAGGATATTTTACATTGACGTAGGTAATTTGCCTAAACTAAAAGCTGAACAATATCTTCGTGACATCATGGTCAAGTACAAGAACAAGTTGGTCTATGATGCCAACACAGGTGAGGTCAGAGATGACCGTAAGTTCTTGTCTATGATGGAAGACTTCTGGTTGCCACGCCGTGAAGGTGGTAAAGGTACAGAAATTACAACATTACCTGGTGGTCAAAACTTAGGTGAGTTGGAAGACGTTAAGTACTTTGAACGTAAACTATACAAGTCATTGAGTGTACCAATCTCTCGTTTGGAACCTAATCAAGGTTTCTCTTTAGGTAGAGTATCTGAAGTTACCCGTGACGAATTAAAATTTAGTAAGTTTGTAGACAGACTCCGTAATAAATTTGCAGATGTATTTGACCAAGCCTTGAGAGCACAATGTGTACTCAAAGGTATTTGTACTGCTGAAGAATGGGAACTGTTCAAAGAACACATTTATTACAACTTCATCAAAGACAATAACTTCACAGAGTTAAAAGATGCTGAGTTGATGAGAGAAAGATTGTCTTTGTTAGGTGAAATTGATGCTTATACTGGACGTTATTTCTCACAAAAATGGATTCAAAAGAATGTATTGCGTCTTGATGACAATAGTATTGCTGAGATGCAAAAACAAATTGATAAAGAAAAACAAGAAGGACTTGGTTTACCAGTTGAAATTATGAATAATGTTGCTGGTCAAGTGATGGCATCCGATATACCACAACAACCACAACATCCAGATGATGTAGAAGCAGATCAAGCGGCAGCAGACCAAGAAGCTAAGACAACTGCTGCGGCCGCCAAAGCCAAAACCAAGTCTGAAGAAACGACTTTTGGTAAGCTTAAAAGAATATTATAAATAGGATTCATTAAGGAGAATAACATGGACACAAGAGCAATTATAGATTATGCAATGAATGACGATGCCAAGGCAATGCGTGATGCCTTGTATGCCTCTATCCACGACAGAGTTAATGCACATATTCAAGCACACAAACAAAATGTAGCACAGAGTCTTTTCCCTGAAGAACATGATGAAGAAGAAGTAGAAGTAGAAATGTCCGAATCGGTTGAAGAATTAACTGAAGGTAAGATGGACAAAATGAGTCTTTCTTCTCTATGGCATAAACACGCACAACACTCATATAGTGCTGACCAAGGATATGGTGGCGGTATGGGTGGTCATCACAGTCATCATGCAGCTACTGCTATCGAGAACCATGTTCGTAAACATCACGGTAATAAAGTAGCCGATGATATGTTGAATCATTCAGATCACCATATTGCACACGCAGAATACGCTGGTCCTGATGAATCAGAACACCATGAAAAAGAAGCAGCTAAACTAAGAGCTAAACATGGTATTAAAGGTGATTTATACGGACACAAGGAATAATAAATGGCTAACGCTTTTACATATCAAGTCATAAAAGACACCACAGAGAAAGCAGTTATTAAATTAACTGGTAAGTTTGATGGTTCTGGTCAAGAAGACAATCCACACCGTATTCAAGCAAATACTTTGTACGGTGCTTTGGACGCCAATGGTGTTCCATTATACACAGCAGCCAGTTTGAGTAATACTGCTTTAGACTACTATGGTTTATCCATTTTTAGAGTATGGTACGACTGTGTTAATCCAACTTCTGCTGATGTAGACATTTATTGGAACGCAAACCCAACTGAAACTGCTTTGCTAGTTTCTGGTACTTACGAATACGATGGTGCAGCAAATTGGGTAACAATACCTAATTCAGCAAAAGCCAACAATATGGTTACCTCATGTAACGGTGACATTGGTATTCGTACAAGAGGTATGGCAGCAAACAACTCTTACACAATTATTATTGAATTGCGTAAAGACAACTCTACTTACCAACGTGGTCAATTCAACGACCCAGGTGCATTCAACTACGGACAATATAGTATCAAACCATGAAACTAATTAAAGAAATCCACGAAACAGTCAACTATCTCGTAGAAGAAGCTGACGGCAAAAAGACACTTCATATTGAAGGTCCATTTTTGGTTGCTGAAAAGAAAAACCGTAACGGTCGTTTGTATGAGTATGCAACGATGAAAAATGAAGTTGCTCGTTATACTAATGAGTACATCAACAAACATCGTGCTTTTGGTGAACTAGGACATCCTGAGACACCATCTATCAATTTGGATCGTGTATCACATTTGATTACCTCTTTGAAAGAAGACGGTACAACATGGATTGGTAAAGCAAAAATACTTGATACTCCTATGGGTGCAATCGCCAGAAACCTTATTGAAGGTGGCGCACAACTAGGTGTATCATCAAGGGGCATGGGTTCACTTGTTAACAAAAATGGTGTTAATGTAGTGCAATCAGATTTTTATCTAGCCACAGCGGCTGATATTGTAGCAGACCCTTCTGCGCCTGGAGCTTTTGTTCAAGGCATTATGGAAGGAAAAGAATGGATGTTAGTTGAAGGTGTATGGACTGAAGTTGACCAAGCGCAAGCTATTCAGCAGGTTCGTCAAGCTTCTCAAAGAGATATTGAGAAAGTAAGCTTGAAAATCTTCGAGAACTTCATGAAAAAACTTTAAATATAAATATCCAATACCAAATCAAGGAGATTTTCAAAATGGGAAAATTTAATCTATCAGACGCCGCTAAAGCTCTTTTGAGTGAAGACTCAAGAGGCACTTTTGATGCTAATATCAAAGCTAAACAAGGTATGCGTGGTCAAGATGCACACAAACACGGAGAAGTAGGACAAAACAGAGTCAAGGCTTCTGTTGCCTACGGAGAGAAAGACGCCGGTGTAATCGGTCATTCTCCAGAAAAAGAAGATGATACGTTGCCAGATTACCTAAAAGGTACTCCATCTGCAACTCCTCCAGGTGCAACACCACCTGTTGGTTCAGAAAAAGACGGTGTTGGTTACACATCACCAAAAGGTCAACCACAAGAAACTATGGGCCGTGGCGAGTTGAGAAAAACTTATCAAGACGAACCAACTTCTTACGAAGCTATCCGTGACCGTATCGCTGGTAAGAAACCAAAGCAAACAATGCAAATGAATC